CCGGGGTACTCGCCTTCGGCGGGAGCCTTGAACTCGGTTTCGTTGGCTTCGGTGAATTGAGCTTGCATGAAGGATTGAGGATCGAACACGGACATTTTAATGCTCCTGAAAAGATGAAATGAAATGTAGGCGGGTTTAGAGACTCAGCCCAGGGTCTTTTAGAGCTCGAGAGAGGAATTAAGCCTTTGGAGGTTACTTATGAGATCCTGGATTCTGTAGGATATATGAAAGAGCTCTCTGCCGAGAGGGGAGGTACCAGGGATTTCTTGAATTTGTCCAGATTCCTTGCCCGGCTCCTCTCTGCAAACGGGTTCGAGCCTCTCTTCGATAGTACCGCACACGTTGTACAGGATATCAAGGCGGCTCTGAATCTGCAGAATGGCTTCTACGAATTCGGACTGCTTTGCCTTGTTTTCCATTTTTCCAGCAGGGGAACAAAGCTCGGAGGGATCGCTTCTGAAATCGGGACGTTGCGAGCCTTCAAGTCCACGTTGAAAGTTGCTGTACTCCATGAGAATTTATCTCCTTCACGTTTTGCGTGGATGACGTCGGAGAAGAAGCGAGGAAGGCGCGGGGCCAGCTTCTTTCCGAGGGTTGAAGCCATGAGCTGGATACCACCCGTGACTTCATCGGCCTCACGTTCGAGGTGGGCGGTGAGGACAAAGGTGCAAGCAAGGTCCACCGTGAGCTTGATGATGAGGCGCTCGAGGTTGTCCATTGCCACACCCCAGTCCGCCGTCGACTTCACCGGCTTGGTTCCGGTGACGAGGTTCATCGCCATGATGTTGAGGCCGGAGAGGGAGTCGATGAAAACCGCCCGATCAGTCCCGAAGGAATCCACTGGCCCGAACACTTCCCCAGTCCTGTCGCACTTGAAGTTGGACAGGGTGGTGAGGAGGTCCAGTAACTCCGTGTGCTGACGCTTGTTGATGTCGGAAAGCTTGGTGAGGGACTCAAACGACATAGTGTTTATCTTGCGGGCCGAGTCGATCATCTGCTCCCAAGGGGTAGAGGCCGGAGGGATGTAGTGCCAGTGCATCCGGGCCGGATTGGTGTCGGAGAGGACCTCCATCCCCGGCTCGGTGAAGATGCCGAAAACCTCCAACCCTGCATCGAGGAGGGTACGGAGGGCATGGGTCTTGCCCGTGCCGGTTGAGCCGACGAGGAGAATTTTTGGGCCAGGGACGTTCATTCTGTGGCTACCTCAGCACGGATCGCGTCGGGGCAGTTAGCGTAGTTTTCCGCGAACTCGGAGATGTTCCCCTCGGAAAGCATAGCCAGGAGTTCCTCGTCGGTCTCGTCGCCGTCGAGGTCTTCCCCGTCGTCATCAAGCCACTGGATAAGATCGGCTCTGTCAATGGTGATGTCTTCGTAGTCGAAATGGATGCGGATGCTGATAGTTGACATGGTACGGCTCCTATGAAAGCCCCGGGGATGCGGTTGCGTATTCCCCGGGGGTTGATAAATCAGTGCTTTGCTAACGGGTCCCAGCGGCGCTCGACGAAGTAGCCTTCGATCCAGGCTTCAGGGTCTTGGGAGAGGCAGAGGCGGCGGAAGGCGCAACCACCGTACTGGGAACACGGCTCGGCCAAGGCTGCATCGTAGACCCCGGTGGTGTAGGAATCCACCATGCGCTGGATATCACGGAGGGTCTGCGTCCACCAGCGGTTGATCTGCCAGTCGGGCCGGTACTGAATCACCTCCGCGAAGGAGGTCTCGTTCTTGAGCAGGCCGATGCCGCGAATGATTGCCCCGGCGACTGGGTAGCCGTACTCCCGGGCAGCCGCGCAGTACCCAGTGAACTGGGACTTGAGGTCCCACTGCTGCGCCCACGTTTGACCGAGTTGCGAGGTCGTCTTCTCGTCGACCACGAAGATGGAGTCGTTGAAGACACCCAGCATGTCAAAGCGGCCGACGTACATCAGGGGATCGCCGGAGTCTGGGTTGTTAATGGGGAGTGGGATGGAGAAGGAGAACTCGACTGCGGCTCGACCTTCCTTCATCAGAGGCTTGATCGGGTCGTCCGGGAGCCTATGGTGGCGGAAATAGTCGTCGAACGCCCAGATCATCCGGGGGAGGGACTTCGCTGTATCGTCCCCGAAGGAGGTGTCCCCCCAGGAAATGATGAGCTTCTGCAGCCCCTGGGAGAGGGACTCGGACTCGGTGAAGCCGTGCTCGTAAAAGCACCGCCGGGTGACCTCGATTGCGGAGGCGAGACAGCCCCCCGCATGGAGGTGGATGGAAGGCTGCGACGGCGCAAGGTTGTCGATGAACTGGCGCTTCCACTTCAGCGGGCAGGCGACGAAGGCCTCCCGCTGGGTGTTGTCAACGAAGTAGGGGAATGACATAGTCTACCCCCCGTTGAAAGAGGCGAGGATAATCCCAGACTCGGTATCGGGAGCCGCTGTGCCGAGGAGGGTAGCCTGCACCAGATCAGGGGAGGCGGCCCAGGAGCTGAAACCCGCTTCACAATCCCAGCCTTCAATGTCCGGGTTGATCTTCACAGCTTCTTCAGCAGACTCCGCTGCGACAACTACAGAGTCGTAGTTATCATACCCCCAGCGATCCGTTCGCTTGATGAGATAGATGTTCATCTTACCCTCCCATTGCCTGATTAATCTCCGCGAAGAGGTCGAAGGCCGGGATTTCCCCTTCGGCTTTTTTCGCTTTGCTCTTCGCGGAGGTGGCGGCAGCGGATTTGCGGTCGCCCCGGTAGCGCTCGATGATTGCTCGATACTCCTCGGCTGTGAAGGACTCCCCGGCAAGAATACGAGACTGGACTTCTTCCAGTGAGATGTTTTCCAAATCGGTCATCTGAAACTCCTAAAAATTCCGGTAATTGTTAATTTTATCCGGGTGTTTGGTCACTGTCAAGATCTTTTTTCCCAGACAACAAACCTTTTTTGATCAGGTCGTCGTGGATGAGTGCCGTGACGTAGTTCGAGAAAGAGCCTTTTCGGGGGCCCCCTTTCATCGGGTCGAAGAGAAGCGTATCGACAATAGCGATGTACCGGACGGGCAAGTACACCTCGCGTTGAACTTTGTCAGTTGGGAGTTTGTGGGGCATGATGATACCTCTATGGTTTGGATGAGTTGATGGTGGGGTGTGCCCAGTTCGCCGGAGTCTGGATAAACTCATGGAGATAGGGCTGGACGAAAAGGATCTGGGCGACCCGGAGGAGGGGAGCAAGCTCCACAGCTTTACTGGAATAATTGTGGAGATACACCTGGACCTCCCCTTGATAGTTCGGGTCGATTAGAACCGGGGAGTAGGCTAGGCTGAGTTTTTGGTGCCATAAAGCTGGCATTGGGATAATCAGCCCGCAGATGTTGTCAGGGGACAGCTGAAAAGCGATGCCGGTTCCGATGCGGACGGTCTCCCCTGCATGGAGTAGGTACTCCGACCAGTGGCTGTCTTCGGAAATGCGCTGGCCGTCGACTGAGCAGAGGTGGAGGTCGTAGGAAACGGAGGCGCTGAACCGCCGTGGCAGGGATATCCTCGGGTCGAGGATGTTGGTCTTGATCATAGAAACTCCTTGAAATAGTGGCACAGGACTCGACTTTGCCAGGTGTCCGTAATGGGCTCTGGCGGGGGTGGGAGGTCCGGGATGTTGAAGTCGAAGGAGACAACCTCAGTGTCCTTGCGGACGAGCAGCACTGCGGTGTCAGGGGATACCCGGAAAAGCTCAAGATTCATTTGGAGCCTCCGCGCTCAAGAGCTCCCGGATCACGGCGAGGGTTGCCTGGCAGTCGTCGGAGAGGAGCACATTCGCCTCCCGGGCAAGCTCCTCATACGCCGCTTGCAGGTGCCGCCGGTGGATAATGTGGGGTTTTGCCGGGGGAGCAAAGCTAACCTCCCCGGTGGTCTGGTCGATTTTGAGCATGTTAATTATCCTCCATGGCCGCAGCCATACCAAAACAAATAACGGCGAGGAGTACAATACCCAGGCCGAGGGTTGAACTGGAGAAAAACCCGAGTATTACGCCGAGGTAGAGCAGGCCAATACCACTCCAAAAAAGCGCGACTTTCATTTCCCGTCCTCCACTTGAAAGTTCTCAGATGAGATAAACAACAGGTTCTGTTTCGCCCTGGTTATCGCCACATACAGCATGTTGATTTCCTGCTGTAACTGCCAGCCTTCCCGTACCCTCGGGTGCGGCATGTAGTGGTTTCGGTCGAGAATAAACACCGATCCCCACTCCAGCCCTTTGGATTTGTGGACTGTGCAGAGGGTTACCCCGCCGGAGTCCGTTTCGGTGAAGATGCGGGAGATTGCTGTGACAAGGTCCGCCGGGGTAGCGTGATGCGGGAGCTCGGCGGCCAGGGCAAGGATACTCCCGTAACGGTCTTCAATCCCCGGGATGAGGCTAGTCTTGCCCTTCTTCTCCGCCTGGAGGATTTCCTTGTCCCGTTCGGCCTCCAGCCTTACCACAAGCGTCTCCATGTTGACGTGCTTGCCGTGCTTCTCGATGAGCTTTTTCATCCCCTTAACCAGGTCCCGACCGAGATACCGGATGGGCTGGCCCGCCTGGACGAGCCGCCAGGCAAGCTTGATCAGGGGCTTGTTCACCCGGCAGATAACAGCGGTTCCTGGTTTAAGATGCCTCAACGCCCAGGAGGTGACCTCTGCCGCGTTCCCCTCCGGGGCTGTTTCGGAGGCTTCTATCTGGGGGACGAGTACCTTTGCCTGCGCCACCACCGCTTTGGAACAGCGGTAGCTGATGCTCAGCGGGAGTCTGGTGCAGCCGAATCGCTGTTCGATCGCGGCCATGGAGCCTGTCCCGGCCCCGCGAAAACCGTAGATAGCCTGGCGCTCATCCCCGACTGCAATAAGCCGCCCGCCAAACGGGTCTACAATGGACTGCAGCAGGGCAAGTTGCAGGGCATTGGTGTCCTGCGCCTCGTCCACAAAGACGGTGGCATAGCTCTTTATCCGAAAATTCTTCAGCCAGGGGATGTAGAGCATATCGTCGAAGTCTATGACATCCAGCCTGGCGTTGGAGATTCGGAGCACTCGTTCGGCCAGACTCACCGCATGGCTGACCGACGGAAAGGACAGCTCGTGGGAGTCGATAATATCCTCCCATTCTTCGTTGGAAGAGTCCGTGGTCAACGCGGAGTTCTTCCCGAGGGATACGAGCTTCGGTATCTCCCAGTATTCCTCCTGCTCTGTCTCCGTTGCAATGGCCTGGAAGATGCCGGGGACTTTTCGCGAGTCCACCTTGGGCCGTTTGCTGAGACGGGAGTTAAGCTCAGCAAAGCAGAGGGCGTGGAACGTCGACGCTTTGACGCCTCGGAATTTCAGCTCCTCCGCAATTGATTTGTTGAAAGCGAGGAAAATGTAATCCTGGCTCGGGAGACGGGAGACGGCCTCTACAATTGTAGTGGTCTTCCCGGAACCTGCAACGGCTTCTATGATGAGGCTGTGGGAGGAGTTGTCGATGTAATCGAAGATTGCTTGTTGGAAAGGTGAGGGGTTCATGATCTATCCTTAGCAGATGAATTGGAACTGCTCAACGGGGACGTCAGCGTAGACGAGCTTGGACTCCATCTTTACGCCGACGGAGACACGCCTGCATACAGCAGAGTCCTGGCTAAGCTTTGCGACGATGGAGACGTAGGTATTGGGGAACTGGGCGGGCCAGATGGTGTAAACCCTGACCCCCGCGTCTGGAGCGTCAGAGGAGGTGAAACTCCCGTAATTCTCCAGGGTTTCCAGGACCTCGAAAAGCGCCGGGGCAGCCTCGAAGGTGAAGCCCTGGACTTCTATGGTTACACTGATATCCCCGTGGGCGAAGATATTGGGCTCCCCGACAGTGGAAAGGTAGGTGACTAGTTCCTGGTATTCGTCGGAGAGGATCATTTTTCTGATGCCCCTGACCCTGGCGATTTCGCGCTCGAGGCCCTGGAGGGTCGGACGGACTAGTTCAATGCAAGCATCGCGGCGTTTCATGATTGCTCCTTCAAAGATTTGAGCAGCTTCCAGGCACCTGCCTGGCGTTCTGCGGTGGGGAGGGAATAGCCAAACGTTTTTGCGTAGGCTGGAAGGAAGAGGTCATCTTCGTGGTTCATGGTGGAGAGGAACTCCTGCTCCTCTGGTGGGAATTTCTCGGGGATAAGCCCGGCTGCCTGTTCTGGCGCGCCAGGGCAGTGGCTTACCTTGACGGCTGCACACTCCCAGCCGAAGTTCGGCTCGTAAATCCGGTAAGGGCAGCGGGAGCAGTGTCCGCTGTCCTGCCAGGCCCGTACGAGGATAGTCGTGGTGACATCAAAACTCATTGTTTATCTCCTTGTAGCAATGCGGAAGGGCCGGTCCGGTTTCTCCGGTGGCTGAACTGATGTAGTGAACCACACTCGACCCTCGGGTGAACTCCACGTCGCCTGGGATAAACGCCCAGTCAGGCGGCAAGGGGGTCTCCCGGGTTCTGATAACCTGGGTGGGTATCGGTGCTGGCGGGTCTCGTCGGAGTTCTTCCAGGGCCGCTAGGATGTCCCTGGCGGTGTGCTTGGCCTCGTTGATTTTACTCACGAACTCCCGCAAGTCCTCCGGAAAAGGGAGGATTAGCTGGGCCTTCACCCCCTCGGTCTGCCCGTCGAAACAAGTTGGGCAGACCTGGACCTGGGAAGGCTGGGCTTGCTCAACAACTCGGGGGAGGAGGCCGTATTGCTTGGGGTTCCCAATCCCCCGGAGCCGGGATTGCCGTCCGCAGACCTCACGAACGAACAACTCCGGAGTTGCTGGCCCGCAAGCACCGCAGGCACATTCCCACTGAGATTCCCACAAAACTACCTCCGTGGGAATCCAGTATTTCGGCTCGGGTTTTGGGGGTTGTACGGCTTTGGTTTTTGTTTTCGGCTTAGCCGGGGCTGTAGCAAAAAACGCATCAAGGTCTTCGATGCTGAGAAGTTTCTCGGTCATGCTTTGCTCCTAATCGGGTATGGACTGACCCGGCACAGTGAGGGCGGAATGCCCCGGGGAATATATATGGTATTCCCCGGGGACCAGTTTGTCAACCCCTTTTTGCTTCACTCCGCAAATATTTTTTGGCGGGCTTCGGTGTCATGCCGTCGCGGCATGTATAATAGGTTTCACCCACTCCCATACTTTCGGCGCAGCCCACATTAGGCCAGCGCCCAATGCAAATGCAAGCACTATACAAATGATGAAGAACATTACCATCCCTTTCAATATTCCTTCGTACCACATAGTCATGATCCTTTCTGTCGTTAGCAGACCTTATGGTCTGCCATCATTTTTTGGCGGGCTATCCGGCCCGTTTTGGGGTCTCGGTTGCGGTTGATGGCCCTGCGGCGGGCTTCCGAGGCGGGGATGTATGGCACCGAGGTTCTGGTGTACACAGTCCCCTCGGGGGTCTTGCTGCGAGCTACCAACCCACGGGAGACTGCGTAGTTGATCAGGGTTTCAGTCTTCCCGTAGATTTTGATGAAAGATCGTCGGGTGATTGAGGGGGTGCAAAGGGCCAGGATGATCTCGAGTTTTGTTGGGAGTTGGGAGGGGGAGGTGGTCATTTTGGCTCCTTGTATTCAGGTGCGGCGGCAAGCATGGCTTTCCATTGATGCCTTGCCCAACGAAACCCGGCTTCTGTTTTACATTTTGTATAAGCCAGCTGCATTGATTCCGTCGGCTCTTCCGGCACTAGTTTCCAGCCGAGAGGGATTGGCGCTGGGTGGAGGTAGAGGGGTGTATAAAGTCCTGGGTTGTTAACCAAAGTTTCTTTTTCCACTTCGTATGGTAGAAGGCACTCATAGTTGCTATCAAATATCCAAGCCGCCGGCTCTTGCTGACTCGCGGCCTGTTTAAAGGCGTCTTGCCATTCTTCAATCCATTCATCGGCGCAATCGTTTTCGTGTTCACAAACGCTGTTGTAACGTCCTTCTACGGTGTCGTTGTGACCACGCCCATACCCAGTTTGGTAAGCCTGTCTCGCAATCGCGCGCTCGCGTTCTGTCATCATTTCAGCTCCTCTGCTATGTGGAGAAAATGGTCGCCTGCAATGCGAAGGCCTGTTGCAAACTCGTCTTCGCCCAGGGCGTCTTGTTCAGCCGCGCTAATCTTGCACCAGTCCGCAGCTTCCAGTAACGCTTCGCGTTTGGCTTGTTTGAGGGCTTCGCGCAGGGCGGAGTTGTCGGACTGTATATCACGCACTTCATCTAGTGCGGCGAGCACAGTTACTGGAAGGTAGTCATCAAGCTCTATACATACATCTATGAAATCCCGCAACTTCGCCTCGCGGGCTTGGCATTCAGTCAGCAGCCGCTTCAGGTTGCCATTCTCTACCATCAGGTCGCAAACTGCATCATTGTGTCCCATGTTCTTCTCCTTTCGGCGCCAGGCCGGTTACGTCAGCGTTGGGCATTAGCGTTCTGTACTCCACCAGAACCCCAGCATCCTGCGCCGCCTTGATTCCGTACTGCATCCCTCGGCTGATACCTCGATCCGTATAAACAGCGGTCACTGTTGCCACGGCAAGCCACGCAAGCCCCGCGTCTATTCCGTGTTGCCTTTCCTCTGGAACGTCGTCCCGCAATACGCCGGGCTGCGTGTAAAGTAGGTGGCTGGCTATCGGCGCCTCTCCGCGCATAAGAGAATCGCGCACCGCCGCCCTTGCGTATTCCGTGTTGGCCTCTACGTCACCAGCGAACGGGCTTTCAATAATTACAAGTCGCATTTCTTACCTCCATTACCTAACCCGGTGTTAGTCAACGGCCAATAAAAAAGCCTGGGGTTGTTCTCCCAGGCTTTGCTGTACCCGTGGCCTGGGCTTAGGCGTTGGGGTCGAACTCTTGCACCGAGCCGGCCTTGGCCATTTCGGCGGCCAGTTTGGCCTGAGCCTTCTCCGCGCGGATCTGGCTGATGGCCAGCTTCATCTGCGGGTGAGCGCGCCACTTCGCCAGCTTCTCCTTGTCCACCGAGTTGACCAGGGAAGTGGCCTGCTCCACGGAGATGTTCTGCAGGCGGGAAATGGCCAGGGCAACCTCGGTGACGCGGGGCTTCGCTTCCCCTTCGCCACGGGCTGCGCGCCAGTCGCCGTTGACCAGCTGGCCCCACAGATCGCGGAGGGTTTCCACTGCCTTGGGCTTGATCTCGTCGTCGGAGATGTCCTTGGTCTCCTTGCCCGTGGCCTTGGCCATCGCGGCCTTCAGACCGGCCAGGGCGTCGCCCAGCTTCTGGTTCAGACCGTGAAGCATCAGGGTAACGCGGATTTCCTCCGGCAGTTCGTTCGTGTCGAACTCCAGCGCGTCACCGCCAACACTGATGGTGGAGCTTTTCGCATCCAAGTCGTATTCTTTTTCGATAAAAGCCATGATGATTCCTTTTCAAGGGTTGAGGTAGTTTCACTCCGGGTGTGCTTGGCCCGGAATTATTATTGTATTCCGGGGTGCCCGAGCTGTCAAGAACTTTTTTCATTCGCTCCGTCCGCGCCCAGCCACGCATCGATCGCCGCCTCGAATTCCTCCGACGCCTCTGCGCGGGCAAGTGGGGACTCGGGCAGCCTGGGGTGGTGGTAGACTGGGGGTTGAGCTGCGGGTGGACTGGCGGGTGGACCCTCGGGTGGACGGGTGTCCTGAGGAGTGGACTGGAGCGCGGCCGCCAGAGCACGTCCGAGCGCCTGCATCGTCGGCGGTGTGTCCCGGTGCGAGAACCGTAGCCTCCAGGACTCTCCAGTCCGAGCCGGTGCCAGCCGCGCACACATTACTGCCCGGATGCTTTCATCCCCACTCTGCTTTGTATAAGCGTTGAGAAACCCGTACCACTGCATTCGTAGATATTCCACCTCCTTCTCCGTTGAGAGCTCAATCTCCACTGGCCTTCTCGTATCCCTCACTGCGTGTGCAACTGCGAAAAGCTGCTCCGGGTAAGCTGCAATATTATTCGATCTCGGCATTTCATTCTCCTTTAAGGTGTTAACTGCGGGTGGTGCTACGGGTGGACATTTCCGTTGCATTATAACCCCCCGATGTGAGTATTGCAAGTCCAGTTTCAAATCTCCCGGGCCGGTGTTCCCCCGGTGTGGGAGCCCTCGGTGCCCCCCGTGTCCCCCCGGCGTTTGCGGTAGTAGGTGGTAGTAGGTGGTAAGGTGCCGTAGATACGTAGGTAGGGGAAACCCCCTCTCTTTCTATCCCCGGGGAAATTTGTGTGGGTGGCCCAGTCTCCCGATATTCCGATCCGTATGTCTTTTTACTAAAAAAAATATTTAAAAGAAAGAACGGTAGATCCCCGGGGAACTAGGGAGCTGAGAGGGTGAGGCTGAAAGTCCCCGGGGATTAGGGTGGGGATTCCCCGGGTAAATATCCCCGGGGATCTAGAGAGAGGGGGGTAACCCGAACTAGGCACCTACGGCGTCTTTCCACCTACTACCACCTACTCCGGGGGTACACCGGGGGAACTGAACTAGGGGGAGCCTAGAGGGAAATCGGGGGGAACACCGGGGAACCGGCCCGGGAAATTTGCTTCTCGGTCGAGCGCCCTACTGCAGCGGCGGGACGGCTCGAGCGCCCTACTGCAGGCCCGGGGTGGAAAGAAAAAACCCGGCCGAAGCCGGGCTGGGGGTTTGCGCTGGGGTTACGCGTTCGGATTGAACTCTTCGGTTGTCGTCCCACCGAGCTTCCGTTCGGCCCTGGCCGCTTCAATCGCGGCCTTCATGAAGGGTTTCGCCCGGACCATTTCCCGCTTCGCCTCGTCCATTTCCAGGTACTGCTCATACCATACCTCGGCCTGGGCCTCGGGTTGCCCGGCCTTCCCGGCCAGGATGGCATAAGCCCGTTCGATCAAGGCTTCAACCCCTGCTCCGGTGGCGCGACGGTTCCAGGCATTACCCAGAAGGCTTGCCCAAATCTCCACCACCTCGGCATGTTTCTCCGCAGCCGTTCCACCGGATTTCGCATCGCCCAGCTTCTGGGCAATCCCGTGCCGGGCTGCGGCGCAGGGCTGGTAGATATCCTCGGGTAGATCAAGACAATCGCCTGTGAATACCAAGCCGTTGCCGTACTTGATTTCAATCGTGTCGTCTTTCACCCAGTCGATACTTTGCTTTTTCATAGCACTCTCCATTCAATCCGGGTAGACCGTCCCGGCGCGGTTAGGGTAACACCCCATAATGCCACCTGTCACATGGCATTGAGTGGTATTATCGCATGTCGTCCACCTGAATGCAACCCACCCACCCCCCCTGATCGTGCGGTATGTAGGGGGGAAAGCCACCAGCGGCGCTGCAAGCAATTGTGAAAATCCCCGGGGAAATAACACGCCCCAAAGCTCCCCTTGCGCCGGTCCGCCCGGCGGCATATACTCCGGCCCATGGAGAACCCGGCCCTTCCCCCCGAAATCGCTGAGCGCCTTGCCCGCCCGCCGGACCAGGCCATCGCCCGCCTTTCCCACACGCATGAGGCAGTCATGAACTGGCTCATTGCTAACCCAGAGAAGTCGCTCCGAGAATGCGCAGACTCCTTCGGGTATTCCCAGCCCTGGCTGTCCCGCTTGATCCACTCGGACCTTTTCCAGCAAGAACTCCAGGCCAAGCACCGGGAGGTCTTTCTCCACGTGGCTCAGGACATTCCGGCAAAGCTTCGTGGGCTTGCGGACCTGGCGATTGAAAAGGTCAGCCAGATTGTGTCGGAGACGGAGTCCCCGGAGGTGGCAATTGATGTCTTCGATAAGGCTCTCCATCGGCTCGGGTATGCCCCGACGTCTGCCCGTTCCCCCGGGCCGGGGCCGGTGCAGCAAGTTTTTGTTAGCGTCTCCGCGTCGGAACTGGCCGAGGCGCGGAGCACCGTCATTGCGGGAGCTGTAAATGCGAGTCCCAGTCCGGAACTTGAAGTGGGTGAGGCTCAGTCCCTCCCCTCCCCCGAAGCTCAAACAATCCCGGCCCAGGGGGCGAAAACTTCAGGGTGTGAAGTATGAACGACTCGTCCATGGTTACCTCCGCGGAATATTTCCACAGTGGTGTGCTAATCAGTGGATTCAATTCTCCGACGACGCCGGGCCTCGGTGGTGTCAGCCCGATGGGTATGTGGACCTTGGAGAAAGAGTTCTTCTGGTCGAGGTTAAATACCAACATACTCCCGGGGCCTGGGAGCAGCTTCGGCTCGTTTACGCCCCCCTGCTCGAGTATCTTTTTGGCAAACCGGTTGCAATACTCGAGATTGTGAAGTGGTATGATCCGCTTATTGTCTGCCCCGAGCCGGTCGAACTTGTGGCAAGTCCAGCAGAGTGGGCGGGCCGGGGCTTTGGTGTGCATATCTGGAGGCCGTGATGGCAAAGAAGTGTAAGGGTAAGAAGCCACCCGTAAGGCGTTGACGTGATCCAGCAGATCCCCATTGACCCTCGCGAAGCCGTGAAACTCGGCGCGGTTGGCTTGCGCAATTTTGGGCGGATCTTTCTTCCTCGGACGTTCCGGCAGAGCTCCCCGGAGTTCCACGACGCTATCGGGCAAGCCCTTTACGGTCCCTCGCGCTTTAATGCTTTCGAGGTCTTTCGGGGTGGGGCAAAGACTTCCCTTCTCCGCACCTTCACCATGCAGCGAGTAGCCTACGCCATCTCCCGCACGGTGATGTATATCTCGGTTTCACAAGCTCACGCGGTTCACTCAATTCGATGGCTGAAGCGTCAGGTTGTCCACAACGTCCCGCTCGCCTCGACCTTTCAACTCCAGCGGGGGAGTAAGTGGACTGATGAGATTATTGAAATAATCCATGGGATAGATGAAGTCCCGATTACCGTGATGGCTATGGGTATCACGGGCCAGATCCGCGGATTCAACCTGGACGATTACCGGCCAGACCTTATCATTGCCGACGATATCCTGAACGAGGAAAACACCGCTACTACGGAGCAGCGGAAGAAGATTGAGGAACTGTTTTTTGGGGCTTTGCTGAACTCCCTGGCCCCAACAAGTGAAGCTCCCCACGCGAAAGCGGTGCTGCTGCAGACCCCCCTGAACCGGGATGACGTGGTGGAGAAGTGTATGGTTGACCCGCAGTGGCACGGCCTGCGGTTCGGGATTTTCGACGAGACGGGCAAGAGCCGCTGGGAAGAGCGGTTTCCGACGGAACAGTTGCTGAAGGATAAAGAGTCCGCGATTCTGCGGAGGCAATACCAGCTCTGGATGCGGGAGATGGAGTGCCAGTTAGTTGCTGGCGAAGATACCCACTTCGACGTCACCAGGCTGCAGTATTGGGACGTCCTTCCAGATAACATGATCGTGGTGATTGCTATCGACCCCGCGTCGAGCGATTCCAAAACCGCAGACTATAACGTAGTCATGGCGGTGGGGTTTTACGGAACGAATGTGTATGTGCTGGATTACTACTCCGAGCGGGGGGTAATGCCAGACGCAGTTGCAGCGCGCTTCTTTGAGTTTGTCTGGCGCTATCGGCCCCGTAAAGCTGCGGTGGAAAGCATTGCATACCAGCGGGTGCTGAAATGGTATCTCGAGCAGGAGATGCTTCGCCGTCGCACTTTCCTCCCGATTGATGCTATCCAGGACCAGCGGAAAAAGTCTGACCGAATCCTGCAGGCCCTTCCCGGCCTTGTACATATGGGGTGTTTGTACCTCAAGCCCTCGATGCATGAACTGATTAACCAGATGGACACATACGCGCCTGATGACAAATCTATGCATGATGACCTTCTCGATGCATTAGCCATGGCCTACACCAGCATCAACCCGGCGGCCAGGGAAATCGAGGGGGAGTATTCTGTATACGAGGACGAGGAAGAACTTGGCTATGAACCTATTCGAATTGGAGTATGTCCGTGAAATTTAGACCTGGAAAAGCAGCTGCAGAGATAATCTCTCGCGAGTGTCGGGCCAGGATTGATCTGTCCCGCGGAAAAATGGGGCAGCGCCATAAACAGTGGGCGGAGAACGAGGACCAGTTCAGAGCGTATATCCCCGAGAGCACTGCGGATTCTCTGCGGAAGCAGAAGCGGGATTTGGGGGAGCCGGAGTACACTACCATTGCGGTGCCGTATAGCTACGCCGTCGCAATGACCGCGCATACTTACTTCACCTCCGTATTCCTCGCGAGGAATCCTATCCTGCAGGTGTCTGGGCGGCATGGGGAGTCAGAGCAGCAGGTCCAGTCAATTGAGGCAATCTTGGACTACCAGCTCCAAGTAGGGCAGAACCTGGTCCCGCTGTTCCTCTGGCTCTTCGACCCGATTAAGTACAGCGTGGGCTGGATCGGGTCGTACTGGCGGGAGGAGAAAGTGCGCGCTCGCCTGCGGGTTCAACGGCCTAAGATGTTCCTCGGGATGCCTATTCCGGGAACGGAAGAGTGGGCTGAGGATGTCGTTGACGTGCCAGGCTATGTTGGGCATAAGCTTTTCAACATCCGCCCGCAGGATGCTTATCCTGACCCGCGGGTGACTCTGTGGAACTTCCAGGAAGGGGAATTCTTCGGCCGTTATGTTGAGCTTTCCCGGTCCGACCTGCTGACTGGTAAGGAAGCGGGGGAGTACTTCGACATCGAAATGCTCCAAGATGCGGGGTTTGATCGCAGTGAGCGTGACCACGGTGGGGTTACCTCAGAGCTTCCCGGGGAGGATCTCGAGTATTTTCATCAGGAGGTTCCTGGACTGGTGAAGGCTTACGAGGTCTACATCAAGATCATCCCAAGGGAATGGAAGCTGGCGGACGGGGACAGGTTGGAGATCTGGGTGTTCACTATGACAACGGGGAGCTATAAACTCTTCGGGGCCAGACCCCTCGGACTCTTCCACAACCGCTTCCCGGTTGACGTGCTCGAGCAGGAGCCCGATGCATACAACCTCTTCACCAGGTCCATGATGGAGGTTATGGCGCCTTTGAACGATGCCATGACTTGGCTAGTGAACTCTCACATGTTCAATGTGCGGGCAGCGCTGAACAACCAATTCATTGCGGACCCTAGCATGTTCGTGATGAAGGATTTTGAGTCCCGCGATCCCGGGAAGTTGATCAGGCTGAAACCAGCCGGGTTTGGTCGGGATATCAGGACGATGTTTGCCCAGCTTCCCGTGGCTGATGTCACCCAGGCGCACGTGCCGAACATGCAGCTTATGGCCGACATGATTCAGCGGGTAACGGGGGTCACTGACAACGTAATGGGGATGGTGAATGCTGGCGGGCGGAAAACAGCTACCGAAGTGCGCCAGTCCACTACATTCGGCATCAACCGGCTGAAGACAAACTGCGAGTTCTTCTCCGCGATGGGCTGGGGGCCGCTGACCCAGAAGCTGATCAGCGGTACGCAACAGTTCTACACCGGGGAGCAGAAATTCCGTATTGTTGGGGATCTGGCCGCCTTCAGCCCGGGGTTTGCTAAGGTAGACCCGATGAGTATTGCCGGGTTCTATGACTTCGTTCCGGTGGATGGGAGTATGCCGGTGGATAGATTTGCCCAGGCGAACCTGTGGCAACAGATGATGTCGCAGATGGCTAAGGTGCCGCAGGTCGCCTCGCAGTATGACTTCGGGCGGATCTTCGCTTGGGTTGCGAGTCTGGCGGGGCTGAAGAACCTGCAGCAGTTCAAAATGCAGCTTATGGACCCAGCGGATCTTGCCACCCAGGCACAGGCTGGTAACATGGTTCCGATAGGGAATCAAGATGATCTTGGACGTCCGCCTGCGCAGATGCAGGTTCCTAACATGGGGGCAACAGCATGAGCTTAGAAGAACGTATTGAGGGGTTAACGCGGCTGGAGGAACTCTTCGGGGAGTATGTAACTCCGGTGCTTGCGGAGCAGGTTCAGGATCGTGTATCTGGAATCATCCGTACCCCCACTACTCCGGAGAATCAGTTCTCCATGGAGTTCCAGAAGGGTTTTGTTGTGGGGCTGGAGTCGGTGGTAGGGACTGTTTCAACATTGCTGGAACAGGCGAAGTATGAACTTGATCAACTGGTGAAGGAGTCTGAACATGAGTAAGCTGCTACAAAAACTGATGGAAGAAGTACAGGACGACGGCGCTGAATTACCCGGCGGCCCAGAACTGCAGGAGGCCGAGCCTTCTGTTGACCGTTGGGGGGAGTTTCTTTCGGACGACGACGAAGTTGAGGAGCAAGGCGAGGAAGAGCCTGCCCCGGCGGAGACGTCTGACGAACCCACTCCCCCGGAACAGGAAGAAGCTCCAGCGGAGCCGGTTACTCCGGCCCAGGAGCAGCCACAGGCGCCCGCGCCGATTTCGGCTGAGCAGATACAGGAAGCCCGGGGAAAGCTTGAAGCCTCCCTCACTTCCCATTATGCTCTCAGCGAAGAAGACGCTTTGCTTCTTCAGATGGAGCCTGAGAAAGTGATCCCGCAGATGGCGGCGAAACTTCACCTCGAAGTACTTGACCACGTTCGGAGTTTGATGAACTCGGTTGTACCGAGCATTGTTGAATCCTACACCCAGTCGACAGTTCGAAACACCAAGGCCAAAGATGAATTCTTTAGCGCGTTTCCGGAACTGGCAAATTACGAAGACCAGGTGATTGAGATTGGGACAATGTTCCGGAAGCTCAACCCGAAGGCGTCACCCGAAGAGGCGATCAAGCGTATCGGGGAAACCACGATGGCTGCTTTGGGACTCACCCGACGGCAGAGCGGTTCGGAAGCTCCGACCGCCCCGGCGGCTCGTCCATTCCAGCCTGCAGCACCCGGCAGAGTTGCCTCCCCACCTGCTTCGAAGAACAAGTGGGAAGCGCTCATGGAAGATGACGATTGATGAAAGGGATGTAACATGGCCTCCTCTGGCATTGCTGGTTTGCGCGGTACCAGCACCTCTGACTACGCGACGGATGAACGTCCGAAGTCGTTCCGCGAAATGATCTTGTGGCGTGATCCCAACGGCGGCACCCCGCTGACGGCGCTCATGTCCAAGATGAAAACTGAGCCTGTTGACGATCCGGAGTTTAGCTGGTGGGAAGAAGAACTCGCACCAGTCCGCCTCCAGGTTGCTGGTACCGGCTTGTCCGCTAACGCTTCCTCCACCCTGCTGACTTGCTACACCTCTGGCGATTTCACGGCAGTGGATCTGGTTGCTGGTGACCTGTTGCTCATGGAAACCACGACCGTTTTCACGACCCACTGGGAAATTGTTGAGGTAGCCTCTACCCCCAGCGCCTCCAACGTAGTTACTGTAACCCGTCAAGCTGCTGGCACCCCCCTCGGGGCCGGTGTTATCGGCACCTGGTTTGTGAAGATGGGTTCGGCCTTTGCTGAAGGCGCGGACGCAGCTGCGGCCACCTTCCGCAAGCCCACGAAGTACCACAACTACGCGGAGATCTTCAAGACGACGTACAGCATCTCGAAAACTGCAGCGAAAACCAAGTTCCGTACTGGTGACCCGCTGAAGAACGAGAAAAAGCGGAAGTCGTTCTACCATGCTCAGCAGCTTGAGCACGCGTTCTTGTTCGGTACCCCGAGTGAGACTGTTGGTACAGCTGCTACCGGCGCGGGTGCCCGTAGCTCCATGCCCAAGCGGTACACCGGCGGTCTGTGGCACTTTATTCGCAGTGCCCACGGGTCGGCGGTTTCCACACTGGTCTCCCTCAACTCCGCAACGTTTACGGAAGACAACTTCCTGGACGCCACTTTCCCGATGTTTGACTATGGGTATACTGGCGCTGGCAACGAGCGGATTGCGCTTTGCGGTAACCAATTCTTGAACAACATGAACAAGATGGTGAAGCGCATGACGGCTACTGCGATTCAGTACAACGGCAGCATCAGCGCCTTTGGAATGAAACTGCAGGAGTACGCTCTGCCACAGGGTACGATCTACTTCCGCACCCACCCGATGATGAATGTGAACCCGAAGTTCACCAAGTCTGCCTTCTTCATCAACCCGAGCGGTATGGTGTACCGTCCCCTGCGTGGTCGGGACACTGACTACGAAGACGACATCCAGACCCCTGGTGCTGACTACTTCGCCGGTCAGTGGCTGACTGAGGCTGGTGTTGAGTTCCACCATATGCGGTCTATGATGTATATGGAACTGGTGTAATACGGAACTGGTGTAATATGCGCCCCGGGGAATATGTGTAGTATTCCCCGGGGCTTTTCAAGGAGCAATAAAATGTGGTTTTGTCCGACTTATAAACGTCCCGAGGGGTTGAAGGAACTCGCGGATTCATGGGTTAAATATCAGCCTGGTAAAAAACTTGTTGTGCGTGTGTGGGAAGATGATCCGCATGGCGAAGCCTACGCACGAATGGAGTGGCCGGAGGAGTGGGAGTTTTACACCAGCCCTGCTGAAGGGTTTACTGCGGCTATGAATGAGTTCTTTGCGAAGTACCCGGATGAGCCTACCTACGGTTTCATCGCGGATGATATCAGGCTTACGGCTGAGGAGTCTTTGGACTACCTCGAATCCCTCGCTTCCCCGTTCTTTATCGCTTACCCCAACGATACGATTCAGCGGGATAGGCTCTGCACCCATTACTGTATCGGCGGAGACCTGGTCCGGATAATGGGGTGGTTCTCCCCTCCCTTCCTTTCCCACGGGTTTACCGACCAAGTCTGGAAGCTCCTGGGCCAGGGCGCTGGGTTGCTCCGCTACGCTCCGCATGTAGTGTTTTACCATAAGCATTTTCTCGCTGGCCGAGCCCCTTACGACGATGGGTACGCTAAGGTCTATGACGAGAAGGGGCTTATGACCAACGCTGCCGTTACGCGGGATAGTGAGGTTTTTCAGAAGTATATCGCCTCTGCGGCGGCCACGGATATTAAGATGCTCCGTGCCGCCATTGACAATATGGAAGATGCTATCTTAAAGGACGCCGGATATGAGCCAGTTCAGCACCCAACCCCGAAGGTCGTTATACGTGGTGACCAGACCGAACCCGTACTTCAAACCGGGGAGCTTCATCGAGGAGTGGGAGGACGGGACGGTGCAGGAAGTGTTCATGACGCCGACCGGCCGGCCTGCGGGGTACAAGGGGATTGTCCTGACGGATATGTGGAAGATCCGGCCGTTTACCATCAAGTTGTGGAAACGGGGGGTGGACTTCCGGAAGGGCGGAGCCCTGGGCTAGGGGCCGGAGGATATCCTTGGATTCTTGAGCCTCGAGATTACAAGTACCCCGACACAAAGGTTGCGGTTTGCGTTCCGAGCGGTGGGGAGTGGGAGTCAGGCACTGCCGTTTCAGTCGCCATGATGATTAACGACTTCATGCAGTTTGGTGTTCCGGGACTGCGGTCGAGGGGGATTCACCTCAACAGTACTGAGTCCAGCATGCTTGTCAGCAATCGGCATAATGCGGTTAAGACTACCTTGAAGCATGGTGCAACGCATCTACTCTTTGTAGACAGTGACATGCGATTCCCTCCGTGGGCACTGCGGCGTCTACTTTCCCACGATGTTCCGATGGTAGCGGGGAACTGTACCCGCAGAGCCTTCCCTGTTACCGGGACCGCCCTGGATTTTGACGGTAAGGATGTTGACTCTCGTGGGAAAAAGGGAGTGCAGGCTGTACGGCAGGTTGGTGGCGCCTTTATGCTTATCCGGCGGGATGTGTTGGAGAAGCTCACCCCACCGCTTTTTGCTATGGAGTGGGTGCCTGAGATGGATGGGTATTGTGGTGAAGATATCTACTTCTGCCAGTTGGTTCAGGCTGCGGGGTTTGATGTGCTGATTGACCATGAGCTTTCCATGCACATTGGGCATATTGGGAAGTACACCTTTGGCTGGGGACTGGTTGACCACAAACCACCTTCTTGGCTGCCGGGGGCGGCTGGAGTAGAGAAGCATTGAGTAGGGTTCCCCCTAAATCTCCTGTTGATTTTGGGGGGAATTCGTTTACAATGAAGTCTGTCGAATAAGACGACATATAGATCTGATGAGCACAATCCTCTTCATGCGCCTTCACAGATTCCACAACGGCCCAGGATACAGCGTGGGCCGCCTTCATTTGGACAATGCGTTTCAGTGCTATATTTTAGAGGATGAGGTTCGGGAAGTGGATTCGCGGCCCTGTAAAGAGTGGAAGGTGCCTGGAAAGACGGCAATTCCACGGGGGGTGTATGAGGTTATTTTGGATATGTCCTCCCGCTTCCAGAGGATTCTTCCTCGGTTGCTCGATGTCCCCTGCTTTACAGGGATTCGTATCCATCCTGGGAATACAAAGGAAGATACAGACGGGTGTCTTCTGCCCGGGGACTGGAGTGGTGGGGCGGCTGTGCTTAATAGCCGTGTTGAGTTTAACAAGCTTTTCTTAAAGCTGCAAGTGGCTTTTGCGGCGAAGAAGAAGATTTACATTGCAGTTACATGAAAACACCTCTCGGCTGTCTGATAATGATCCTCTCCGGGATGCTAACGATGACTGCGTTAACCCTGGGGATTTACCTTCTATGGACAAGGTTGTAATCGAAACTCAGCCTTGTGTGGTTCTTACCCGGGAGCGGGTTGATGTGGAGGTTGAAGGGTTTGATGCAGCGGGGGACACGATTTTTGTCCTTCGGGATCTCGGAAAAGGTGTGATTGCTGTAAGTGTTGCAGTTCTCATAAAGCCAGGGGTTGCGTTGGAAGCGTTGTTTGATGCTATCAGGGCAGGGATTAAAAGGCTCTGCAAGAGAGGGCGGAAATGAGTATTCGGTTTCGCAGGTGGCTTAAAGGGTTGATGAAAAGTCTTACGGTTCACGCCGGGACGCTGGTGCTGATTGTTGGCTATCTTCAGGGGCAGGGAGAATGGCTGACTAAGACTTTCGGGCCAGATGCTGCCGGGAATACACTCATGGGCTTGGGTGTGCTTATGATTTTGCTCCGTGTAAAGACTACAGAAAGCCTGGAAAGTAAGGGAGCAAAATGACATGTTCGCGCTACTCGCCTCCCCTCTGGCTCGTTACGGTTTTCTGGCTCTTGGTGCCGCTGTTGCTGCTGGCTCTGCTTATCTGTGGGCTTACGGACGCGGCCAGGATGCTTGTGAAGCGGAACATCTCGCCATCATGGCCGAGACCCTACAACGGCAGCAGGCTATCGCCAGCGCGGCGCAGGCTCGTGGCGACAAGCTATCGGCCGATCTTGCCGCAACCCAGCGAAAATTGCAGGCTACGGAAAAGGAGTACCTGACCTATGCGAACGCTATTACTGGCAACTGTCCTGCTGATCTCGGGGTGCTCATCGGGGCCGCAAGTCGTGGTGACTCCTTGCCCGAAGCCACCGGCGCACCTGCTTCAAAGGCCCCTCCCATTGATGCCGCTCCCCTCGCCGCCAACATCGCCATCAACTACCCCCGATGCTTCGCCTGCTATGCCCAACTCAACGCCCTTATCGATTGGCACACCGCAGATGAAAAGGACATGAAATGAGTCCCGACACACGACTACTCATTACCCTGGTTACAGCGGTGGGCATAGGGTTTGCCTTTGTTGCAACATTGGCCTTGATACTTATCCTGTTCTTGGAAGGTTGAATCATGTCACCACCCGACTGGAGATTGGAGCAGCACGTGGGCACCATCATGCAGATACTCATTGTTGGCCTGCTGGGGTGGAGCCTGAAAACCAACGTGGACACGATCACGCAACTGGGCATCCTGCAAGCCGAAGTGCGGGCGCTGCAGGTGACGGTGAACCAAGGCACGCAAGACCGCTACCGTGGAGTGGATGCCGCAAAAGATTTTCAGTCGGTTTGGGCGGAGCTTGGCCGCATCAATGTGCGGGTGGACAAACTGGAATCTAAGCGCTAAAACTGGAAGCTGACAATGAATTTCTTCTCGAACTTTACAGTCGACTACGAACAGCGCCGTCGGATGATGATTAACCAGCGTTTTCATCGGCGACATGGGGGTGCTGGTGGTAGCCTCTCCGCCGCGGCCCAGGCTGTCCTCCAGACCTACGGTGGCACCCTGTTCGCGCCGAGCACGGACACCTGTTTCGAAGACTCCGCAGGCTCAACCCCTGCCGTACTGGATGGGCTGGTGGGGAGAATCATATGCAGCGCCGGAAGTGCGCTCTACGCCACCCAGACCACCACAGGTAACAAGCCCAGGTTGCGGAAGGGCACTGTCACTGCTGGTGTGTCGGATGGTGTCGGCCCCTGGTGGCTGGATTTCGATGAGGTGGATGACATTATTACTGTCGGGTCAACGAGCAGTAGTTATGACGTGTCCACCGTTTTCACTGCCTATAACGGCTCTGTTGGTGTCGAGATTGCGGACATGTCGGATGGATGGCGAATCACAGAGGATGCCGTCTATGGCATGGCTGTGGTGCCTGGGATTCTGACTGCATCAGAAATATCCACCACAGCCGCCTATATGGCCACACTGTCTGGCTATTCAGCAGGCGCGGCAGCCACGACCAATGACATAGGTACTCCAGGCGCGGCAGGGTTTGGGGTCGGGATTTGCCCATCGCTACCCGCCGGGTTTAGTGATTTGCCGTACAACACTGATCCTGAATCTGACAGCTACGGTAATTACCGTTACTCAGACGGCAGTATCATGGTGTGGGTGCCCGCGTTTTATTACCGTATTGCACATGCCAGCAACCCGACGTATGCGACCTACGGGGCCAACTCGGTTGATGTTAAGCCCTACAGCGCCTTTGCGGATGTAGCCGCCGCCAACGTGGCCGGGTACGCCCTGCACCGGGCGTTCTACGATGGCGGCAGCATCCAGCCAGGCTTCTTCGTTGACAAGTACAAGTGCAGCAACAACAGCGGCACGGCCAGCAGCATCCGCAACGGCAACCCGCTATCCACGCATGCCACGGACCACAACCCCATCGGCGCGCTCACGGGCACCCCGGCCAGCAACTACGGAGGCTGCTTCGCCGCGTCCAAGACCCGAGGCGTGGCGTTTTTCCCTGCCACGGTGTTCATCCGGTCAGCACTGGCTCTGTTGTCTCTGGCCCACGGCCAGGCCGCCACCAGCCGCGCCCGGTGCGCCTGGTTTGATGGCACGGGCAGCATCAACTACCCCAAAGGCTGCAACAACAACGCCCTGAAAGACCAGAACGACGCGACCGTGGTCTATCAGTCGGATGGCTACAGCAACAGCGGCAAGACCGGCAGCGCCAGCAACTTCGCCAAGTCCACCCACAACGGCCAGGACTGCGGCGTGGCGGACCTCAACGGCGGCATGTGGGAGATCGCCCCCGGCGTCACCTGCGTGGGTGGCGGCAAGACCATCACCGGCGGCACCAAGGCCAACCCAGTGGCCCTCACCGTCACCGGCCATGGCCTGGCCACGGACGATACCGTGATGATCACGGGCGTGGGCGGCATGACCCAGATCAACGACAAGCTGTTCAAGGTCACGGTGGTGGATGTTAACACCGTGACCCTGCAAGGCGCGGACGGCACCGGGTTTTCTGCCTACACATCGGGCGGCACGCTGACCTATGGCACGTTCTACGCGCTCAATACTACCGCCGCCACCAAGGATTTGACCGGCGGCAACACCCTGGCCACGGACCAATGGGGCGCTACGGGCGTGGCAGCCCACAGTTCGGCGTTTGCCCCCACGTTCCGCACCGACTACGCGCAGAACGGATTCGACAAGCGCTATGGCAAGTCCACCAACCAGGTGCTGGACGCCGCCACCAGCGGCTCGGGCTGGCTGCGTACCGGACTAGGGATGCCCCTCGCCACCGGCATCAGCGACGGCACGTCGGGCAGCAGCCTGTTCGGCGCAGACCACTGGTACCAGTACATCCGCAATGATCTCTGTCTGATTCTCGGTGCGGACTGGAGCTTCTGGTCGGCTTCCGGGGCGTGGGCCTCGCACTGGAGTCACACGCGGGGGTACTCGGGCAACAACGTGGGATTCCGTGCCGCCTCGTATCTTTGAGAGATATTACATGACCACCTACAATCACTTTATAACCATAGCAATACCCAAAGGAAATCAAGCTGTACTCGCCATTGCAAAGGCAGCTAGTCGGCATCTTGACCCCGACGTCGGTGGGCACTTAGCCTTCAACCTTATGGCACAGAGTTCACAGACAGACATTGTTGATGCGGAAGGTACTCGGAGAGAAAATCCGTCTGCTGCTTATAAAGACTGGATAGTGTACGGCAGTCCGTGTTATCCAGAGTTAGCAAAACAGTTTGCTGTGTACACCCTCTCAAAAACAAAAAGAGAGGCATCAGCGGAGGCAATACTTGATAAGGAAATCCCGGCAGACAAACTCACAGCCGCGACCCGCGATAACACTACTTTGCTACGCACTAAGATGGTAGAGGACCGGGATAACAGATGGCCCGCCGAACTCGTCCCCACCAAAGCACAGATACAAGCAGCCCTGGATGTGGCCTTGGTGTCTTTTGCTCCAGATGTTTTATCTGGATTGGCTGAACTTGGGCTGACACTCGTGCAAGAAGATACGCGAGTATCTGGTGGTACGATTACTGGGTAGATAAGAACGTAATCTATAAGGGGTAAGTCATGCTTTTAAGTGCCGCATTGACATTGTTGAAGTTTCGGCTTGGTTCACGTACCGATGCTGACCTGGACGTTTTGATTCCACTTGAAATGGATCAGACCCAGTTCGAGCTCGAGCGTGGTGGTGAGCCTCCTTGGTTCTTGCTTTCAAGTGAGACTACCCTGACTACAGTAGCGGCTACGCGAGAAGTGGCTGTCCCGGCTGATTTCCTTCTTGAGGCTGACGATGATTCCCTTCGCTATATTGATGCGAATGGGGGAGTTACGGAACTCGAAAAGGGGGAGTATGATGCCTCGATTCTTTACTGGGGTGATACCCAGGGCGCCCCAGCGGGGTACACTCTGACCGGCCAGGAGTTTCAGATCTTCCCACTGCCGGACGCAGCCTACACCCTGAAACTGCGGTATTTCGCGCAAGATACACTTCCCAGCACCATGGCTGTGGGGGCTACCAACCTTTGGCTAACCTGGGCACCTGACCTCCTCATGGCACGGACAGGCCGCCGGTTGGCTTCCTACCTCCGGGATACGGAACTTCTTGCAGTCTTTGCGCAGGAAGAGATTTTAGCGCAGACCAGACTGCGTAATGAAACCATTGCGAGGGAAGAAACTAACCGCTCGCGATCTCGTGGAGATTAATCATGGGTCTTGAGTCGGTAACCTATATCAGCGATTTCAATGTTCTCTGGCCCCTCGGCGGGGACTCCAAGAGTGAAGGGGATAATCACATTCGGAATCTTAAGCTTGGTATCAAGCAGACGTTTCCGAATATCTCCGCTACAATCTCTGCTACACATGCTGAGATCAATGCGCTGATTGATATTACGTCAGACACCTCGGATTCCATCTATGCGCAATTGGCTAGCAAGGCCGGAAAAGGGGCGAATACAGACATCACCAGTCTTGCCGGGCTGACTACACCGTTATCTGTAGCGCAGGGCGGGACTGGGCTTACCGCCGCTGGGACCAGTGGTAATGTGGTAATGAGTGACGGCTCGACGTTTACAAGCGCTGCGCTGCCTGCTGTCTCCCGACTACTCCGCATTACCCGCTACACCACTGCCGGAAGTGGAACGTGGAACGTCCCTGCCGATACTAATGCAGCATATATCATCGCTGTTGGTGCCGGAGCCGGCGGCACTGGTGGACCTTATGCACCTGGCGGTGGTGCGGGTGGTTACTGCGCAAAATACATCACATCTCTCTCTGCGTCCTACGCTTACACCGTAGGTGCTGGTGGTGCGGGGGGTACAAGCTCTGGTGCAGGTGGTAGTGGTGGGAATACTACTATTGCTGGCATGACCGCTGGCGGTGGTACGGCAGTGCTTTATAACTATGGCGGGAATACAGGCGGGTCCGCTTCCGGTGGCGACGTAAACGTACCTGGGAACTCAGGAGAAACCCATAAAGGGAGCTATGCTGGTGGCGGCAATGGCGGCAGCGGTCCTTATGGCGGAGCCGGTGGGGGTGGTGGTTATTCCTATAACCAAACTGGCGGAGTCGGCTATATGGGTTCTGGTGGTGGCGGAGGTGGTGCCGGTGCTGGTGTTGGCGGCAACGGCGGCGATGGCTATATTGAAATTTGGGAATACTCTTAGGGATAGATCATGCCGTGGGTACGTCTGACTAATTTCGAGTACAACGGTTATGTCGCGGACATAGACGCGCATCTGCTCCCCACGAGTGCAGTAAGCCGTCTTGTCAATGCACACTGTAATGACGGAGTATTAGTTCGGTATACAGGGTTTCAGAATGCACTGACCCTTACCGATCCGGGGCTGTACTTTGTCTCTGGCGGTTTCAATGTTCCTTGGCTGCTGGTTGCTGGCGCTGATAGTATTGTCAGTGTGTCTGCTACAACCGAGTCCGATGTTACTCCAGGTGGGGGGCTGACTACTGTTGGTTATAATGCCTGGTCCGGCGGGACTTTGCACGGAATTGGACTCCTCAACAATGGCGTTGATCCCCCACAGTACTGGACCGGCACGGGTTCTGTAGCTGACCTTCCTAATTGGATTTCTGGGGAGCTTTGCCAGGTCCTCCGGCCCTTCAAGAATTTCGTCTTTGCCGGAAACATCAGTAACGCTTCCGACACTTTCCCCACCCTGCTTAAATGGTCTAGTCCCGCCGACCCGGGGTCAGCCCCAGCATCCTGGGACGAAAGTGACCCGACAGAGGATACGGGCACCCTTCCCTTGTCTGACACCCCAGGTGGGATTATTGACATGATGGCCGCTGGGGACTCCTTCTTTGTTTACAAAGAGGATGCGGTTTATGAGCTTAACTACATCGGCGGGGATCAGATTTTCCGCTCAGCTCCTCGGTTTTACCACTTCGGACTAACGGCAAAGCATTGCACCTTCTTTCACAGAGGGGTTTCCTATGCAATGGGGGCGGATGATATCGTCGCTCACACCAGCACAGAGATGCGCTCTATCGCGACCAAGGCGGTGCGGAACCGTATCTATGGCGGTATTACTGGCTCCTGCGCTTGTAAAAACTTTGTTGCGTTTGATACAGCTACACAGGAATTAATGTTCTGCGTTCCGTTCAACAGCCATCTACCAGATTACGCTTTCACCTACAACCCGGTTACGCAGAAATGGGGAGAGCGGGAGTTGCCCCAAACCGCTTTCATTAACAGCGGAAAGACAGTTTTCGATTCCGCAGGGAGCTGGGATGGGGATTCCGGAACTTGGGATACTGACGTTGACCCCTGGGGAAACCTGATCAGCCTTGCAGCCAGAATGTATATGCTGGGGGCTGGAAACTCCAAACTCTTCGTTCTCGGGCAAACGGAAGAGCAAGACGGCTCCCCCATGGCCGTGGTGATGGAGAGAAAGTCTTTGGACTTTGGGTCTGAGGGGAAGCCGAACGAGGCAATTAAATTTGTTTCCCGCATCAGGCCTAATATTATTGCAGTCGCCGGAACCCAGGTTCAGGTGGAGATCGGAAGCCAGATGAAGCTGGGGGATGCTGTAACCTGGACAACCCCACAAACTTTTACTGTGGGGACAACTCGAGATCTGTGCTTCAGGGTTAACGGACGCTATATATCCTGGCGGGTCAGCTCCTCCGGGTCGGACCCTTGGAAACTGGAGTCTATTGATGCCGAGGTTAAATCGGGGGCTATGTGGTAACGCTCACTGAACTCGCGGACCGAATAAAGGATCTTGAGATTGCAAGATTCTTTCGGTTGACTCTGGTTAAGTGGCATAAGCTGCTGGAAAAACCCAGGGAAGGTGTGATTGTCTATGCGGATGGGAGTGACTGGGACCCGGGAGAAGGTATTGGCCTTTATCAGTACAGGGCTGGCGAGTGGAAGCTTATCGCCATGACGAGTGTGGTGCAGACGTTTTCCGCTGGGCAGGCGGGGGAATATACGACCCTGACCAGCTCTAGTAACAGCATCGCTATTAATTTAAGTGACTCGAATAACTTCAAACACACGCTGACGGAAAACACGACACTTGCGGCACCGAGTAGCCCGGTGGCAGGACAGGCCGGTGTAATTCAAATCACGCAGGATTCAACAGCAAGAACCCTTGCGTTCAACTCGTTCTGGAAATGGCCCGGAGGTACGGTAGGGACAGTTTCTACGGGTAGCGGTGAAGTAGATGTCATCAGTTATGTTGTGAACTCCTCCGCAGCATACGCAACCTGCGTAATGTTGAACGACATATCATGATGATCGTGCCCGGAAGCTGCTTTATTCCTTATCTGGCTGCAGTAAGCACGTTTTGTGCTGATTATGTTTTTTCGTTTGATGCGGATATTGAGGAAGACTGCCGAAACTATCCAGTAACCAATAGCGGTGTAACTACATCAGCTACGGCTAAGTATGGTGACGCGGCAGAGTTTGATGGCAGTTCTTATTTCCATGTCAATACTCCAATATCTTACGACTACACAGACAAATGGACTCTATCCTTTTGGTTCTACACACCGCTTGATGCAACTCTATATGTCAATGAGGATGCAGGCGGAGAAAGAGTTACCGGGATTTACCTCAATATTCTCGGCGGCACTCCGACCGCTGTCCAGTTTTTAATGTCAGAATCGAATCGCCCCACCTCTGATACTGACTGGTCAAATACCAGTGTTTCTGCTGGGTGGAATTATCTACATTTAAGCAATGATGTAGATAATAACTTACTTAAACTTTGGATAAACGGAAGTCTTATCACCTCTGGAGATAGACTAGACTTGAATGTTTATGCTTTTGGGGCATCTACTGGGAGTGGTGGGCCTGAATACTATCTAAATGGTTACATGGATGATATAGGGATAACTAATGACTATATAGCAGGAGATACAGTCCCAACCGCGGCCAGAACGTGTTGTCCGCTTACATGTGGATCGACGAGTAGTTTAGCGTGTGCTTTTAATGTCTATAAGTACCCGTTTGAAACGGATATGGAGGATGCTTGTTCGAACGTAACGACAACAGCCGTTGGCACTCCTCAATTGTCAACGACACAGGTGCTAGTCGGGAATAAATCTTTATACTTAGACGGTAGTTCTTACCTGTCTATTGATACAAATATAACCGCCGACATCACTGACGAGTGGGAGGTTTATTACAGTTATTACCACAGTGGTCTTGGTGCGAATGCCAAGGTTTCTATTGGTGTATATAGCGGACAGGTAACACTCTTTAGTGTTGGCTTTGGTAACTATCCTAATATAGTTCTTTCATGCCTTAGCCGCCCGCTTGGAGATGCTGGCATTGGTATAACTCCCTCATCAGATGACACATGGCATTCCGTGAAATTCTGGAATGATATTGGTGATGGCAAGGTATATGTATGTGTAGACGGGATCACATATACTGCGTATTCGTCAAACCTCGCACTAAATATAAAATACATTGGGCACGAGGATGCTACGAGCTACAAATGGACAGGCTACATAGATGACGTCTTGATAAAGACTAATAATTGTGGATCCACAGGTGGTTTCTATCTATTGATGCACGGTAACGGGGACACGGTTGACGAGTGGGGCCATACTGTATCCGCAACAGATATAACCTACGACACGACAACGCAGAAATTCGGAAGTGGATCACTGTCATTCAACGGCACTTCCTCAGTTATCCACATAACGGACTGCGAAGATGTATGGAACTTCAACAGTGTAAGCTGGACCGCAGAGTTCTTTGTCCGCATTGACATAGGGGCTGGCTATACAGGAACAGAGCAGTATTATTTCCTCGGGTCTCTCGACGGGACTAACCAAGGATTCCATATATACCTGGACGAAGACCGGCTGGTATTAAAAGTAGACGGGGTAAACATCTTTGTAACTTACAGTCACCCGTTCAATGAAGGCACAGCCACATGGCACCACATTGCCTGCGGTTACAATGCTTCTACTGGCAAATACTTCCTGTGCTATGACGGGAACTATACGGATACATCATCTACAGACATGCCGAAGAGCAGTGATGGAATCCACATCGGTTTCATCTCTAACGGATTCGCCCACTATCTCAAGGGTGAGATGGACGAAATTCGTATTTCTGACACGGCTGTATATACAGGTAGCTACACAGTGCCGACAGCGGAGTTCTAAACAGGAGTTGCTATGACAGATTATCTTACCTGGTTCAAAGGGAACACCGCCGCGCGGGATCTCTTTAATCATTTTGTGGAGCTGTCTCATATCTGGGATGACCTGGTAGACAAGGATAAAGCTGTTTCCACGGAACAGATCAACAGAGCCTTCATCCTCGCTTTGGTTGTTATCCCGGAGAACCCGGTTTATCAAGCCCTGGGCCAGGAGATGCGGACACTTTTCTCAACTGCGATTGCTGGGTACCTCACTGCTAATGCATACGAAGAAACACTGGACAGCCACGGCCTGGAAATTGCACATACACTGCGATATGCAGTGGCTCATGTGTTTATCTTTCTCATAACGAAACTTCACGGAATCGAGGAAGCTGTTCCTATTTTACAGGAAGCTATGAAGGAAATGATTCCAGAACGGTTTGCGGATTATATAAAGGAGCGTCAAAATGCTTAAGATTCTCTTGGCGGCCGTAACCTGGGCCGTTCGGCTTCAACTCAGTGGTGGTGGCGGTGGTGGGGGGAGTAGCACACAGACTGTGCAGAACTATTCTCCGGAAGAGGTTGCGCGGCGAACCGCTTTAATGGACGAAGCGGATAGGCTATATCGAGCCTCTGGCCCGCTCTGGCAGACCTACCCCGGGTCGGCTCCGCTTACCCCGAGTCAATCTACTCTGGACGCGGAGAACTATCTCCTGGGGTTGGTGAACACCCAGAAAGGTGATGCGGCTTCGCTAAGTAAAGCGGTGAATTATGGCCTGACAGATGCGATGGACGTGAACAACAACCCGTATCTGCAATCCGCAATCACAGCTGCAATTAACCCGATTACCCAGTCGTACACAGACCCTGGCGGTGTGATGAGTCAGATTCGCCAAGGGGCGGTACAAGCTGGCGGAGTGGGTGGATCTCGGCAGGGTATTGCAGAGGGGCTGGCCGCTGGTCGATACGCACAGGCGATTGGGGACACCACAAGCTCAATGCTGAATAAGGCGTATGAGACGGGCCAGGATACCATGACGAAAACCCTTGCCCTTGCCCCGCAGGCCCTTCAGTCCGCACAGCTTCCGGCGCAAACGTTGGCGGCAGTTGGAGCGAGCCAGGAAGGCCGTGACCTCGATCAAGCTGCTTATGCAGAGCAACAACGCCTCTGGGAGCTGAATGCACCGTGGCAGAATCTACAGAACTACGCTAACATGGTCTTTGGTGGTGGAAGCTCTGGAAGCACCAGTGTCGCGAGCGCGGGTTCGCGCCCGAGCACACTGATGAGTGCTTTGTCCGGCGCTGCCTCGGGCCAGAGTATTGCACAGCTGATTGCCGGTGGAAGTGGCTGGGCTGGCGGTCCTGTTGGCTGGGGTTTAACAGCACTTGGTGCTTTGGCAAGTCTTTAATAGGAGATTGAAATGGACGCGCTTGGTGGTGATTGGCTGGTAGGCCTGCAGAAACTTATGCAGGGAACTCAGAACCCAGATGCTTTTGCTCAAAAGGCAGCCGCAGCCGGGGTTGACCCGAATCAGATTTCCCAGTTGCTTTCTCAAAGCCTGGGGGTTCAGTTAAACCCCGCTGGTGGGCAGGCAACAATGAATCCCTCAGCTGCCGCTGTTGGCGGGGCGGAGCGGCCTGGGCTGACCTCTTCCATTCCAACGGACTCTATGGGACCCTCCCTCGACGAAATTTTGTATGGGAACTTACCACAGCAAGGTCCCTATATCGGCTCGAAAGAGGCGCCAATGGGAACGATGCCTGAAATCGTAACCACAGCCCCGAACCCGCCGGGCCAGCCCCCGGTGACTGCGGCGGAGGCAGCTACAGCCCCGACGCCGCAGGCAGCTCCGGCAACGGCAAAGGCCGAAGCGGCTAAGAAGCCTGGGCTTACGGCAGAGCAAATGGCGAAGATTGCCAGCCTGATTCCGAAGGGCCAGGCTGTCGCCCCCGCGAATCCCGGCGGGGCTATGCCAACGAGGACGGTGCAGATGGCGCCTGCGCAAGTTGCCCAAGCTTCGCGACGCACTTTGGCTGATATTCTCGGACGGAGGTAATCATGGACTTCGCATCGTTGTTTGGGGAGCCTCAAAAGGCCCCTGTAGTTGAGCAGGGGGTTCCGGCCGGTGGGATGCCGCCCCCTTTGCCGCAAACCCCACAGGTACAGCAAGCACCGCAGCAAGCCCCGGCTGACCCTGCAAAAGTGAGTCAATGGCGGGGGATTCTCGATCGGATTGCAGAGCCTGATGTTTTCGGCCCCCTGCAAACGTTCTTGGCAACAGCGGCTGCCCCTCTTCAGCCGGGGGAAAGTATGGGTGCTCGACTGGGGTATGCTGGTACCGTAGCCCGGCTGCACAAAACCATGCTGGATGAGAACGCACGATTGCATCCGCAGCTGGAACGGGAGCGGGAACGGAAGCTTCAGGAGATGGAGGCGAATATCGCACAGAGCAAAGCGGCTACTGAATCCTCCCGGGCAAGCACTCGCCGGGCGAATACTGAAACAGATTTCCAGGAAACCACGAAGAGTACCCGGATCAAAACCCTGGAACAGCAGCTTAAGAATGCGCAGAATCTGGGGGATAAGACTGCCATCGATCTTGCCCGGGCAAGGCTTGACCAGGAGCTGGATCGGGAGTACGGAAAACGAGGGAGAGAAGCTGACGTTGGGCTTAAAGAGCAGCAGATAAAAGAATCCGCCTCCCGTGAGCGGATGAACAATCGGCTACCAAAGGCTGACTCCGGAAGCAGCAGCACTGCTGCAACAAAACAGAGACTGGTCAGCACCGCAAAGGGCCAGGTTCAGATGATCCTGAACCAGTTTGACCAGGCGCGAAGGGACCCCAACTCGGATGAGGCGAGGGCCATTGCAGCTGGTCGCAATCAGCAAGATGTAATGCGGGCTTGGCTGGCGAAGCAGGACGCGAAGACCCAACAGCTGTATGGTCAGTCCTGGAATGTGCTCCGGGATAACGGGGAACAGCTACCAGGGCTTCCTGCGGTTGGGGGAGCTACTGCCTCCGGCGTTCGGTTAATTGAGGACGTCCGTAAGAATCTCGGGAAGTAACTAAAAGGAACGCTGCTATGGTTAAGCAAGTTCGGGGTAACAGTGGAAAAGTTTATACATACGCCGACGATGTACCTGACGAATGGATTGTTGAGGACATCGACAAGCTAGAGCCCCCTCAAACAGACCTGCTTTCAGTTAAGGGGGTTAAGGGTCTCTTCTCTACTATGGGGGAAAGTGTTGATGCTTCTTTGGCTGGGGCAAAGTATGGAGCCCACAAAGAGCTTCTGGATGCGATGCAGGCCGACTTAACTCAGTACACACCAGGTACTCCTGAGTACGACGCCCAACAGAAAAAGATTTTAGACCAGCAGCAAATTACCCATGATTGGGCGGCGGCAACTGGGCACCTGACACAGTCTATCAAAGAGCAGGTTCCTAATCCATCTATCCCAATGGAAGCGGCTATGGGGGTTGCACCTTCAATGGTAAATATGGCACCGTCACTGGTGACAAGAAACCCATTACCACTGGCTCAGCAGGGGCTTTTTCAGTTTCGTGAGGGTGCGTACGGCGCCGCCTCCGATCAGGGAGCTGATCCCGGGGAGGCCTCAGCATACGCTAATATTTCCGGCCCTATGGAGGCGGTTACAGAGTGGATGCCTATGGGGAAACTGTTTGCCGAACTCGGAAAGGAATCGACGAAGGCTCTGGTCGCTAAAACCCTTGGTCGTGAGATAGCCAGTGAGGAAGTGAACACCATTGTCGATAAGTTTGCAGAGCAGGCAATCGTAACCCCAGATAAACCCTTTAATCAGTTTATCTCGGAATTGGGGCATGATATTGCCGTTACCGGACTGCAGGCTGGTATGCAAACGGGGGTTATGGCACCTGTAATTCATAGTATGAATGCCCCGGGGAATATCGAACGGAATCCCCGGGGAACCACACCACCTATGGAGGAAACCACTGAGCCGGCCCGCGAGACACCTCCCCCTCCGGCTGCCAAGGTGAACTTCACTGACACGCAGACGGAGATCGCCAGCAACCAGGCACTGATTGACGCGATTGAGGAAAGCCTGAACTCCGGGGCGACGCTGGGGGAGAAGATTGACGTACCCACTCCCCCGCCAGTAGAGAAGACGCTTTCGGACCTGGTTCAGGGGCTGGATGTGCGGCAGGCTGCTGACACGGGGATGTCGAATGAGGTGCTTCGAAACCCCCACAACTTCGAGGACCAGAACACTGCCGTTCCCCGGTCAGAGCGGAGGGTTGTTCGGGCCCTTGGAATGTCCGGGCTGGTTAATAAACCTCTCGGGGAGATTTCGAGTCTGGACTTTGATCTCTCTGCCGGGCCGGTGGTGATCCAGGCTGGTGAGGATACCCACGTCCGCCCGTCGCACTATATGAAAGCGGTGGTGCAGGATATTTATGAGCTGGCCCGCGAGTTCAATCCCAAGGGGGTGTATGTTATCCTCCCGGAGGACACTGGGGTAACCGGCGATGCGATGCGGGAGCAGGCGGCCTCCTTTAAGCATAACGGGGTGCACTACATTATCCCCCGGCATCTGACGAACCAAAAGCAGTCTGGAAGTCACAAGAGCAAAAAGGGATCGGGGAAGTACTCAGGCGATGCAAACGTCAATGCGTACAGCTCCCTCGGCCATGAGTTCGGCCACACCCTGATTGAAGATTTTTTCTTCTCCGAGCTGACCCCGCAGGAATACAACGCCATGCGGCTGGCCCTGACCCAGGGGACCTATGATGAGGCACTCGCGCAGAAACTCTCTCCTGCCGCGCAGCAGGTTCTGAGTGACTGGAGGTCTCTGCGGGATGACACCCTGACCGGCAAGATCGGCGGGCGGGAAGCCGCCATGCGCTGGCTGTCCCCGGCAAAGCTGCAAAACAAGACGGTGATGCGTCAGCGGTTCGGCTTCGGCGGCGGCGGATTCTCGGCCAAACGCTTCGCTCAGAAAGCGGGGATCAACTACCAGCTCAGCTTTGATGAGTATCTGGCCGAGCAGGTTGCGAAGACGATGTTTGCGGAGGAGCGGCTGGGTAAGAGCGCGGTCCTCGATGCAACGTTCGCGAAGAGCTTTGATACGGATACCCTCCTTGGCTCGATGGAAGCGAGGATTCAGGAATTCCTTGGCCCGTTGCTTGCCCGACTGAAAGAGCTCTACGGGAAGCTCTCCGCAATGGGGCTGGTGGAGGCGGGGAAAAGTACACAGGATTGGATGGAGGAGCTGGCCCTTCGGGCGGCCGAGTTTAACGATAAAGCGGGCAAAAACACCCTGGTTAAGGGGGCAAAGACGGCGGCCACTGAAGCTCCAGTGGATGAGCCGAAGGTGGACTGGACGAGCCCGGCCCGCCGGAATGTTCTGACCGCTGCGCTGAAGAATCTTCGTGAAACCGGAGTCGTCAAGACCAACAGCAAGCAGCATAGGGAACTGGCCGGTCTGCTCAAAACTGGGCAGTTTGAGGAGTTTGTGAACAAGATCGAGCCGCTGATCGGCGAAAGGCTTAAGTTCGATATCCTCGAGGCGGAAAGTGCTGATCTTAAAGGCTGGCAGCCCGCTTGGGTGGTCGGGTCTGGCGGGACGGCGAACTGGACTATTTCACCAGAGAACCCTCTTGGGAAGGTGGATCTGCGGAAGATCGGGACTGGCGAGGGGACGATCTGGCAGGGATGGGGGCACTACTCTGGTGAGGCGGCAAAGACCTACCGGCATTATGCTGGGTATGATGTGGCCCAGTCCGCTCCCCATGAGATGGTCTATCAAGGGAGAAGGTATGAGTGGGGTACACCTGATCTCGGAAGGCGGATTCTCAAAGAAGCGAATACCAAGGATCTGCGCGAGCTGCTGATGCTGAAAAACGGCGGGGACCCTGTTAGTACTGAGCTGGACCTCGACGATATCGTGAATACTGTGATATCGAATGTGGTTTACAGTAGCAAGCCGAATCCGGAAGTGCGTCGGGTTGACAAGAAGGAGCAGGATCGGCTGGACCGCGAAGCCTTGAAGGACCATTTGAGCAAAAAAGCCGAGATCCTGGCCCGGGCAAGGGAGACTATCGCACAAACCTTGGATCTGGACCTGGACGTAAAGCTCCTCGCTCCGATCTTCGTGAAGGCTGCGCAGCTGCGCTACGTCCACGGAGAGCCCCATGTTCGGCACTTTGAGATTCTGAAGCCGTTTGATACTTTCGCTCGGTGGGACTGGGGGTGGGAGGATCAGTCGGACTATGTGAAGCGGGCGCTGGCGAAGCTTCCGGAGAGGTACAGGGAGTTCTTTACGCCTCGGGCGCAGCTTGGGGTTCCTGAACTTCTCGCCAGCATCAACTCTCCCGCTGCAAAGGATTATCTGAAAGCGCACGGACTTGCTATTCGCCATGAGAATGGATTTTTGTCTATGTATTTGCTGAAGAATAGCCCCTCTAAGTTTACGGAGGCGGATGTTGGACAGTATGTACATGGACTGCCCGATCCAAATGATTTGATTGTCCAAGTTATATACGGGGATGCTATTACAGCTGGGAATGAAACTCATCAGGTTAAAAAAGAGCCGTTTTTGTTTGCGCAGCATTTTCTACCACCTGTTCAGGATTCTGTTGCCGCAGCTCGGCTTAGAGCGTGGTTGGATGCAGCATTTGTAAAATCCTATGGAGCAACCGCTGACCCCAAGTTGCCAAAAGAGTACAGTCAGGAAATTCAACAAGCTTTGGGAATAGCACCACCTAACAATACTATGGAGGATGCTTATTGGGAGCTGGTTGCGTGGGTAGCCTATGAAAAGGGAATCCCCTATAAAACTAGAGATCGCAACAAGCCCGCCATTCCGGCCGCCAAGGTTGCCTCGAAAATCCTTAGCAGCGTTGGAATCTCGGGTGTGGTGTACCTGAATAATACAGCGCGGTCAAAGGGGCCGAAGTATATCCCCGGCGCCAAGCCGCCTGCCCCGGCTACGAACAGTTGGAACGTGGTCACCTACAACCATAACGATGTAAGGATTCTTGCGAAGGACACGACTACTCGAGGATACCGTATCCCTGCGGAGAAGATCGGCCAAGCCAAGGCCCGGAAAGAGTGGCGGCTGAAAGGGGTGGAATCGGAGCTGTTTAAGAACTGGTTCGAGGGCTCTGTGGTGGTCCAGGCTGACGGGAAACCCCTGACGCTGATGTATAATACGGCAGTGGACATGAAGGCTCCGAGCTCTCGGCAGAAGATTCAGGTCGGTTTTCAGAACTATATGCACGCGTTATTCTGGGCCGGCCCGATGACGGAGATGGCTGGGCGCACACGGATTCTGCCAGGCTGGGCCAGGATTACCAACCCCCTGCGGGTGGAGTCTCGCGGGCACACAGTTCTCCCTGGGGAGCTCGATGGCTATGTCTCCCGGGCCATTGCTGAGGGACACGACGGCGTGATTGTAGACATGCCGGAGCTCCAGGACCAGATGTACGTTTCATTCGGAGTGGGAAGTGCGACGTATGATCCGGACTACAAGCATGAAGGAACGGTAAGCTCCCAAATGCGCTACGACCGGACTGACCCGGAGGGGCATGAGACGGCAACGAAGTGGGAGGTACTGAAGCAGAAACTCCAATTACCCGTCCTCGCAGATGCTGTAAACAAAGTGTACCATGCACAGTGGTATGCGTTGCAGCTACAACAAATAGCCCACATGAACCCTCAGTGGACTTGGCTGCACAACTTCGCAGCGGAGATGCAAGCCTTCTATCGGAAAGTAGGTTTGATGCATTCACCCGCTGATGCGGTGGTGCGGCAGCTCCAATGGTTCGGGAAGGAAAACCTTGCCCGGATGCAGAAGTTCACCCTGGCGGAGTATCGCGGAAGGGAACACTGGACTGAGATTGTCAAGGTTGACCAGAACCATTGGGAGCACCGCCCAACGGCAAGGCTGATTGAGGAGATCAGGAAGATCGGGATTGATCCTGACTCGGTCTCTGGAAAGCGGTTCCTCCGGATTTATATCGAGGCGAAGAACGCGCTGCAGCGACAGCAAGATGAAATGCGGTTGGTGCTGATCGGGCTGAGGACGAAGAAGTACGCGGCCGAGGGGCTGACTGACAAGCGGAATCAAAGCATCATGGAGGTGGTGCAGACGTTTAACGTCCTCCGGGGATATCCGTTCTGGCCCCAGACCGCCTTCGGGAAGAACGTGGTGCAGGTGTGGTCGAGCGATGAGGCAGGAAAGGAACTCTTGTTTGAAGGGGCTACGGACTCTGACCGGGAAGCACGGGAGTTGGAGCTCAAAGCCCGAGCGAAATATCCTGGCGGGTCGGTGAAGTCCTTTGTGCGGACGGCTGAAGAGGGTCTGCTCCTGCGGTTGCCGGTGGAGTTCCTCGATGACGTTGAGGTTATCCTGGGGCTGGACTCCGCGAACCCGGAGGACCAGGCGAAGCTGGCCCAGATCAAAGAAGCCATGCAGTCGTTATACGAGAAAACCCCGCTCAAAGCCTACAACCCCATGCGGTTCCAGGTGGAGGGGGGAAGTACTGACTTTATCAAGACCTATGCAGACTTTGCCCTACGGAACGCAAACTTCATCGCGAAGATGGAATACCGTAAGCTTCTCCAGATGGCGATTGCACAGGCGGAGCATGACCCGGATAATCAGAGCTTCCTGAAGAACAAATCGGAGATTGAGCGGGCTCTCGGATTCATGAAGGCTACGGTGAATTACGCCATGAACCCGCAGGAGGAACTCACCACCATCCGAGGGGTTGTGGCGATCGGGTATCTCTGGGGGAGTGTGAAGACTGCGCTGCTGAACTTCTGGGGCCTCGCCCACACCTTGCTCTGGATGAACCGGGAGCTTGGGTACTTGAAAGGGGGATTCAACTTTGCCAAGGCATTTGGCGGGGCGGTGAGAACCCAGGCGCATGAGTGGGGGGATACTGTCGGGAGGATTATGACAGGTTCCGCTGAGGCCGCACTGACTTCTCTTACCGACCCGAACTGGGAGATGGTGGACGGCCAGCCGACGGAGTTGCGTCTCGCCCTTGAGCAAGCGAAGAGCGAAAACGTCCTCGATCAGAGCTATGCGTATTACCTCGCGACGCAGGCGACTCGTGGCCAGTTGATCCGGATGGCGAGCGGGAGTATGCCAGGGAAGGTGTTCAAGGGAATTGTGGACTCCGGGATGAGTCTGTTCCGGGGGACGGAGCTCCTGATCCGCCGGGCAACTTTTGTTGGCGCTTACAAGGTGATGCAGCAGACCAAGCCAGAGGCTACTCCGAAGGAGCGGTATGAGGAAGCTGTGCGGATGGTGGGGCTGTTGCAGGGTGACTACACCAAAGGGAACCGCCCGCAGATTATGCGTGGGAAGCTGCTGAGCTTTATCACAATCTTCATGACGTTTGTGCAGAATGCGAGCTGGAACGTCTATGGCGGGCTGGAAATTGGCCTGCGCCGGCAAGAGGCTATGGAGGGACGGGCCAGCCCCGCGATGTACAGGAGCTATACGGCACAGCTGGTACTGTTGTACCTTCTGGCTGTTGGACTCGAAGGGCTCCCGGGAATGGAGAACGTAATGGACCTTCTCGATGCTGGGTTTAAGAAGTTCAACAATGGGAAATCTGCCCGGACGGCGCTACGAGAAGTGCTGATGGAAGTTGGGGTAGATGACCCGATGAAGGTGGTGCGTGGGGCTACTTTCAACCTCGGTGGGTTCGATCTAAGCCGGTCGATTGGCCAGGGCCGGCTTGTACCTGGAACCGATGTGCTGGCGGAGGAGCACGGCACAGCAAAAGAGGCAATTGGGGCTGGTGTAACAGCACTCTCCGGTGTTGGTGGTGGGTATATTCAGTGGCTGGTGGACACCATCGGAGCGCTCTCGAAAGCCGGAACGGCCGGACTGGATATGGGCGATGTCGCTGGAAAGCAGATGGCAAGATTGCCCGGAGGCCTGGGCAATATCTTCAAAGCGGCTCAATGGGCGGAGCGAGATGCTCGGGGGCCGCAGGGCGGTCTGATTGCTTATGACGCCAAGACGGGCCGGATGCGGGAGATCCAAACCTGGGAAATCGTCGGCAAGGCGATGGGTTTTCAGCCGGCCTCAGTGTCCGCTGGGCAGAATATCAAAGCGGAGCAGTACGAAGCCCGGGAATACTGGACCACACGACAGAAGGTGTTGAAAGATGCGTACTATCAGGCTAAGGTTATCGCTCGTGACAGGGAAGCGGTTGCTGATGTTAACAAGGCAATTGCGGAATTTAACCGGAAGGTCCCGAGTAAAAACCTACAGATCACCGTTAAAAAGCTGCAACAATCCGAAGCCGCGAGAAAGCGCTCGGTCAAGGCTTCGGAGGAACTCACGACTGTTCAGAAAAGTCATCAGGAGCTGTATGAACAGGCAGTGGAAAGCTTCGGGGCCATAGACACGGAGTAGCTTTTTCGCAGGTAATCCGGCCGTCCCGGAGTCGCTTTCGCCAGTCACGAATTGTCCTGGGGTTGACGCGGAGTTCAGCCGCCAGGACAACTTCCTTCTCGCGTTGGTTTGCCATGAGGCAGGCAAAGATACAGCAATACCCCAGGTCTCGGACGTTGAATTTCATCTTCTCGTTCATTTCAGCCTCACTGTCATCGTGGTTCCGACTTGCTGGAGAGATACGTGCCCAGCTTGAATCGCGCCGGTCAGAGCCATTTCAAAATCGCGGTAACTCATAGTCCGGAAAAGGTTAGCGTAGAGTTCCTCCCGGGTCATTTCTCCTCGTTTGGAGACGATATCGAGAATCTGCGAAGAGCCCCGGGTGATCTCGGTCTGGCCGATCCGGGAGTAGATCAGCGGCATGTCTTTCTCCAAGGCAGACACGAAGCTTTCGGAGGTCTCGAGAATATCCTTTGTGATGATGAGGTCGTCCTGGCGGGACGCCGTTAGCACCATCGCGAGTTTGTGAATATGGGTTTGCTTCCGGGCGAGGTATCCACCGAACTGCTCGGTGTCGAGGCCTGCAGGCTTGGAGGAGTTATGCTTGGCGTACCAGTCCTCCCCCCATTCATACCCCTCCTCGGTTATGGTGAATTCCCCCGCGAGGGTGGAGATTTGTTCGAGATCGTGGATGAGGCGTTCCTGCTGCTCTTGGAAGTGCGGGGAAGCTCGGCGGTTCGGGTAGGCCACGAGCTGGCGCTTCTTATCCGCGTAGACGAAGATGCAGCGGGAGGTGAAACCGCCGCCGATCATATACTGGGAAAAGTTGTCTGCAATCCAAGTGGGTGTGGTGCAGGCGATCATGTTGATCCAAGGGTTCTCGATGGAATCTGACCCGGCCATCTTGGTTACCTTGGCGAACTTCCCGCGCTTGCCGTCCCACAGAGCGATCATGAGGTTTACCATGTCTGCATCATCAGGCCGGAAGAAGGTACCGAACTCGTCACTGGAGATGGTGAGGCAGGCCATTGGGGTGTAGTCCTGGGTAGCGGGCATGTAGACTAACTCCTGTGCATTACCGAACTCCGACACCAAGGCCTGCCATGTAATTGAGTCTGGCCCGAAGTGGATGTCGGGGACTTCTCGGAGCAAGTTCATCCCGATGTTGATTGTGGTGGACTTAGATACAATTCCCGGTGGGGCTACGAGGACGATGTAAAAGTTCGGAACCCACTGGAAACTTTTCATATCGAGCCATACGCGCCGCCGAAGTGCCCCCGCAACTGTCGAGACGCCGGTCCAAAAGAGGAACTTGCCCGGCGCCTCGGTGAAGGAGGAATATTCCAGAAACGCTTTTATCCAGTCACCGCATTTACGACTGGCCATCTATTACTCCCATGCGTGATCTGAACATTCCCCCCACGACTTCGTGGAGGTCTTTAATCCAACGGGGATAATGAGCGGATCAGGGTATGGGACGGTGATGAGGCAAGCTTGGCGGATGCGAGGGAGAAGGGAGGACTCGAGCTTTGTTGGGTATTGGAATACGAGGGAATCGTGGACCTGGAGAAGGACGTGGACTTCGGGAATGGTCAGGGCGATGTTAAAGAGCGCCTCGTCGATGATGTGGGCTACGGTTGACTGGGGGATCCATGCGAGCGCCTCAGGGAGGAGGCCCTCAACCCGATCAAAATAGAATCTGCGGAAACCGAAACTGTTACGCACAGATCGTGTTGTCTGTAAAGAGTGCAGTGTCCGATCATGCCAGGCTTTAATTCCAGGGTGTGCTGTAAACCATCGGCGTTGCATAAGTTCAGCCTGATGCACTGTAATCCCACAGTTGATAGCCATAGTACGGGGCCCACCTCCGTAGTTAGTTCCATGAACCCAGCTTTTAGCAAGAGCTCGCGAAATTCCGAGGGTTCGAGCGTTTTCGGAGTGAATGTCAACTCCTTCGCGTAGCATTTGTTTGAGTTCTGCATCATCAGCCTCGTAGACTACAACTTGGAGATCGGCCCGGTCGAGGTCGGCATCTGCGATGGTGTAACCTGGATCGGGGATGAAGAGCCACCGGATGTTGGGCATGGAGAGCTCGCCCGGTTTTGGTTTCTCATTACCTTTCGGTATATTCTGCAAATTTGTTCCGCTTCCAAAAGCGTTTTCGGAGGAGCTAAACCTAAAAGTTTCAGCGCCGACGATGTTATAGGAGCATCGCATCCTTCCATCCATATCAAGAGGTGCCCTGACGAATGTCGATAGAAAGACTCCAATAGAGCGATAGTCTGATATTGTCTTGATAAGGGGGGATAGTAAGGGCAAACGGGTCTGTATTTTTGTGAGGGCTTTGTCGTTGAGTGAGGCATTTCCTGTTTTCCTGTTCCGTTGGATGGGGACACGCAGGTCGTCGTAGAAAAGGGCCTGCATTTGTTTGGAGGAGCGTGGTTTGAGCGGGTGGCCAAGGATGTCGATGAACCATTGCTCGCGCTCTGCCATTGCCTGCATCAGCTCCATCCCCATTTTCGAGCGCTCGGCTTTGTTGATGGCGACTCCACGGCGCATCATCTGCTGGACTGGGAACCACCGACGCATGAGGAGGTAGTACTGATGGGTCAGGTTGGTCCGGGCAAGGCTCTCGCGGAGGGCCTGCATAACCTCGAAGGTGCGGCAAGCGTCTTCGCAGTTGTACGCCCAGAGCTGATCTTCAGGGATGTTTGGGTTCCACTCTTTCCCGTCGTCCTTCCAGTAGACGTACTGACGGCAGTACATCGAGGCGAGGAAGTCCAGCGCCTTGGGGAGACCGGGCCAGAGACACCCCTGGGCAAGCATTGTGTCGTCGCGGACTCGAGGGGTGAAGCGCCAGTAGCGGTGGATGTACTGAGCATCGTAAGAAAAGTTCTGGCCCGTGACCGAGACGTTCGGGTGGGTTAGTACCCGCCGGATGATCTGAATAATCGCGGCCTCCTCATCGAGGGACCAATAACCATCCGGATTCTCTACGCACATGAAGGGAATGCAGATGGCTTGGGAGCTTGACCAGGCAATCCCGCAGCAAGCGATGTGCCCCGCCCGAGTTTCAAGGTCGACTGAGAGCTCAAGCGGGTGGAGGTCGGCATGGCAGTAAAGCCATTCGAGGGTCTGGAGTACAGTGGTCAAGGAAGGGCGGACAGTGAACTCCCACTTCAGAGGCTCCGCATTCCCCGCGAGCCAGGCAGCCCCTCGCTTGAAGTCGGCTACTGCAATGGCCCGGAAAGACCACTGTCGTAGAATTGCAGCAGGATGGTAAGTTGGGATATATCGAATCCCAGAATCGGTGGATAGTTGACTTCCCCGCCAAGTTCCGACACCGTGCTTGCTTCCGTCTGATAAAGCCCAAAGCGCCGTGTTACCAAGAGCGATAATAAGGTCTGGCCGGATTCGGTCAATATCAGCTTTAAGCTCTGTGACTCCCTCAACGACGCAAGGGTGGACAAAAGCTCCAAGGTAAGCCACGAAGTCGGCTGGTGGGTTTGTTTTCTTTGGGAAGATGAAGTGGTCAAGATTATTATCCTTTGGGTGGTAAGGGATAACATTGGTGACGAAACACTCAGAGCGTAGAAACCCGGCCTCGTGAAGCATCCGGTCGAGTTCTTGCCCGGACCGGCCAGCGAAGGGGACTCGTCGGTATTCCTCGTCTGCCCCCGGCGCCTCACCCACAACCATTACCCTGGCCGTTGCCGGGCCAGAGGGGGGAACCTTGATCATAAAGCCTCCTTGATGCGGATACGGCAAGAGGCGATGTGCTCGGGGGAAAGCTCGATCCCGGTAGCCCGGAGCTTGAGGTTCCCCGCTGCTGTGAACACCGGGCCAGACCCGGCAAAGGGATCGAGGATTCGCTCTCCAGGGTAGCAACTACGGGAAAGGAGGTCTTGGTAAAGCTCAACCGGTTTCTGCGCTGCGTGAACTTTGTCAGTGGGGGATGGGTAGCGGAGGACGTCCTGCTGGCCCGGGCGGATGATCTTCCGCTTGCCCTTGGTGGCGAATAGGATTGACTCGTAGCAATACCGAGGGCCGTAGTCGGGGTAGGGGAGCATCCCGTTTCCCTTGTCCCAGATCAAAGGACGAGGCCATACCCACCATCCAGCGGCTTCGAAAATCTGTTTAATCTGGAAGAAGGTATCGGGGGAGTGAAAGATGTATGCGCTCGCCTCGTTAGTGCAAAGGCGAAAGCCCTCGACGGCCAGGGCGCGGAAGCAGGCGGCGGCGTACTCAGGTGAGTCTTGGTAGGTGTGGGTTACGGTTGCCTGGGAGCCGAAGTTATCAGCTCCAACACCATAAGGCGGATCGGTGATGATGCAGGAAAAGTGGTCCGCTTTCAGTGTGGGGAGGATGGTGAGGGAGTCCCCTTCGATGAGGGAGTGGTCTACCCCGGTGAGGGAGATGCTTGCGGCAACCCGCTCCCGGTGCTCCTTCTCCTTTTTCTTAGCGTAGATTTTCACCGCCTCGGTATGGCTCTTCGCTTTTGCGACTTCGGGGTCGGTCTTGATAGCCTCGGTTAAAAGGATGGACTCTTTTACCTGGCTAACTCCGGCCCCGCGATACCCGAAGATTTCTTGGGAGGTGTCCGAGATGGTATGGGTGGGGTCCTGCTCCTTCCGAAGGGCGTCGAGGGCGGCGATTGCCTGCGCCCGCTCCTGCCAGGACAGGTCAACCCGGATTGTGTTTTCTTCAAGCTCAATCTCCCGCAGGGTCAGGTCGTCGAGTTCGGAGAGGAGTGTCGTAGCAATATCTCCTGCTCGCACCAGAGTCGTTCCGCAGGTGAAAGGAATGTCGAGTTCCGCAAGCGATGCAATTGCCCGATATCTGCGCTCTCCAGCAACAAGCCGATAGCCTTCTCCCTCGGGAGAGACCACGATGGGGTGATAAAGACCGTGGATTCGTATGGATTCGGAGAGTGCATTAAGATCGTCCTCGGAAAAAACTCGACGCTGGCGGTTGTCAGGAACAAAAACTGAAGTGATTGGGATTATGTGCATACAGCTCTCCATGTAAAATAGCCTCCCGCCGGAGAATGTCCACCGGAAAAGCTTTGTAAAAATAGGGATCGTAAGGGAGAAGGACAGACCCTGCGGGGGTTAGAGTGTTTGGGATGCCGCAGCGGTCGCAGTTTCGGGTGAGCACCTGCCAGGACCGGCCAGGGGCGATGAAGCGTGCCCAGACCTCCCCACAATGAGGGCAGAAGTAAGCGAGGGACAACCTGGGGGTGTTGTGCCGACTGAGAAAACACTCAAAGGGAGTGTAGGGCCTGCCCCAAATGAACGGTTGAATCATTGTAATCTCCTTTAGGGGGCTGACTGGCGCTCGTCAATCAGCCCTCTAAAGAGCCCCTTACGGGGGCCAGTCGTCAGGTTCCGCGTATCTCTCGGTCACCTGCAACCGCGCTTGTTACAGCTTCGCGACGCCTTTCACCTCAGCGAAGACTTGATCCTCGTACAGCCGATGGCGAACGGAGATTCGGGCAACTTGACCCTCCAGCATCCCGGGGGACCAGGGCTTGCCGGACTGGTTCTGGCCCACGGCGTCGCGGAGGCGGCCCAGGTTCACGTTCTTGTTGGTGCCGATGGCCAGCGCGCCGGAGTCGGTGAGGTCCAGCATGATGGACTGACGGACTTGGGGCTCCGCCATCCCAGTGTCCTTGCGGACAGCCTCATCGTCGATGATCCAGGTCAGGTCGAGCTTCAGGCCGGACTTGGAACCGTCCTTTGACTGCCAGGAATTGCACTCGACTTTCTTGATCAGGCCGGGGTACTCGCCTTCGGCGGGAGCCTTGAACTCGGTTTCGTTGGCTTCGGTGAATTGAGCTTGCATGAAGGATTGAGGATCGAACACGGACATTTTA